ACCTGCTGACGAATCAGTAATATTAGAATTTGCTGCCGCAATAGTTTTATAGGGTAAATCTACTCTTCCAACTGTTCCAGTACCATCATCCCCATTAGTTCCATCTACATATACTATCTGAGAGGCAACAAATGGTGCAAGATAGTCTGTGCCTTCGGTAGCAGCACTAAAGCCATTAGCACCATCTCCTTTTAATAGACCTGCAATATTCCCTACTTGAATAGAGTTTGCTAGGTCTCCTGTTTCATCTCCACCAGTTAGGTATGTTGAAGATGTTGGCGCTCCACCAGCTGGGTCTTCCCATACAATTTCTGCATTTCCTAAGTCATAAGCTGGAACTTGATTATCTGTAGGTGGAGTTGTGCTTACAGGTATTCCACCAATAGAGCGTGCATTTCCATTTTCAAACTTATATACAAACTTACACGAACCTAATTTTTCGAAATGTTTGAGTATCATGGTTAAGTTTTAGGGTATAGTGTTTTAATTTCTTGACGCTTAGCAACCCAAGCCGCCTTAGCTTCTTCTGCCTCTCCTGTATCCTCTAGTTGTCCTTGATAGGCTAGGTACAGCATATCTGCTTCTAATTTATAAGCTTGCTCCCTTTGCTCATCTACTGTGAGTTCAATCACTGTGGGGGCAACGTAGGCTTGCACTTCGGGCATTGTTCCTCCTCCTGCGATAAACTCATTGATAGAGTGGTGACTCTTTGTTGGGTCTTCTAGGTCGTAATCAACCCAACGAGAACCATTAAAGGCTTTGACTTGAGTTTCTGTAACGTATTTTGCTTCTGTAAACATTAGTAAGGGCGATTAGGTGGTGTAAAACTTCTTTTGTGTCGGCATATTCCTTTTGAAAATCTGAACTCATCAAAATACATAGCTCCTTGAACTGCAGCAATAGTTCCATCTGCACCATAAGAAGAGCCAATAGTTAAAGGTTGAGTAAAGGAAGTATTTGTTTGAGTAAAATTCTGTGTAGATAGTAATTCTCCGTCTAAAAAGAATATTATCTTTTGTTCAACAGTATCAATAGTAGCAGAAACATGATACCAAGTTGATGTTGAAAGCGTTGTACCAATATTATAAGCAGTCAAAGACCCACCTACTTCAATAAACACTCTCAATTCATTTACGCTATTGAACGTACTATATCCAAAGAAGAATCTGTCTGCACCGTTTGCGTTTGCTATTCCACAAAAAGGATTAAAGGTTTGTATAGAATTAAGGTTTACCCATGTATCAATAGTTAAACACCCTTGAATTCCAAAGTCACCTGCAACATAAGGGATAGAAAGATAATTGTTGCCTGTTCCAATACAATCAATAGAAGTTGCTCCGAACTTTGCCGTATTTGTGCTATGATCTGCACCGTTTACAGGAGTTATTGTGTGAGCAGTTCCACCACGAGAAGAATCTACAAAATTAGTATCTTCATTTGTAGTGTCGGAATGAATCAAAAGAACAGCGTGACTGTCATTTCCGTATCCGTTTCTGTCTAAGACTGGCATCATACTAATACAAAGTTAATTAGAACTGTTAAATTACTAGCATCATTATTTGACCCACTTGCATCTGTTTTTAATTCAATTTCATCATCTAAGGCTACTGCGTATTTTGCGGTAGCAATGTCAATCCCTGTAGCACTCCAAGTTTCGGCTACATCTAGACCTGTATTTGTATTTGCGGTTGATACATAATCAGTAGTGGTTGAGCCAATTCTCACATTTACATTAGGCTGATTTGCTCCCGAGTCGTCTGTTCCTACAATCACGTCGAATCCTACACAATAAGCCGCTCCCTTCTTCCATTTGATTTGAGCCAATAGGTCGTTTTCAATTAAAGCTGTATTGGCTGCGTCAGCAAAGTAACCATTGACGGAAAAAGCCATTGTTTCTACTGGCGTTATTGAGTATTCAAGTTTTGTTACATCGCCGCTTAGTGAAGCTCCTCTTATATCGATTGAAGTATTTGTAGTAAGTGCGATTATTTGTCCATAGTAAACAGTTGCTGCGATTGTATAGCGGACACCCTGCCCTACTGCTAGACCTGCTGTGGCACTCATAGCTAGGGTGTTTGTGTCTGTTGGGGTAGCGGTGTAAGAGCCAGAGGTTATTTCGTTCCATACACTCGTTCCACCTGCTGCGTCTTGCCATGTGGCGTTTGTGCCGTCAGTAGTAAGGACTTGATCGGCAGAGCCACTCGAAGAGTCGGCAATAGCGTCAAGGGCTGTTGCTTGAGTTGAAGCTCCTGTTCCACCGTCTGCAATGGCAACATCAGTACCTCCGGGATTATAATAATCAGTACCCGCTGTGGCTGTGCTTATTGCTGTTCCGTTTCCTTTTAATATGCCAGTTATACTGGTTGAGAGAGTAATTGCGGGGGTTGTTGTTGAGGTTGCTACAGTTCCAGCTAGTCCATTAGCGGATACTACAGATACACTTGTTATCGTTCCAGCTCCTGTAGAGTCTTCCCATGAAGCATTAGTACCGTCTGTTGTTAGAACTTGAGCTGCTGTTCCATTCGAGGCATCAGTTACATTGTCTAGTGCTGTCTGTTGGCTTGCTACATCTGAAAGATTGTTAGCTGCTAGCATATCTCCACCACCTGCTGGTGCTGCATATTCCCAAGTTTCATTTGTAGAGTTGTATATAACACTTTCTCCATTAGTAGGAGTTCCATTTTCTAATGTTTTACCACCAATAGAGCTTGCGTTTCCATTCTCATATTTGAATATAAATTGTGGCTTTCGGAATGAGTTGAAATGTTTAATTATCATTTTTTAGTTCTTTAGTAGCTATTTGTAATTGTTCTGCGTACATATTTAGATTGCTTTCTTTTTTCTTTAACACTTCCTGCCATTCCGTTAGCCTTTCTTTTTCTTCATTTGCCTTAATTTCTAGTTTACTAATGTTCTTTAACTTACCTTTTTCTTCTTTTACTAGCTTTTGGCATGTTTCTTTAGCTTCTTTGATGAGTTTTTCAATGAAGTCTACCTCTGAACCTAAAATTTGCTCATAGTCGTCTATTGTAGAGGTTTTCTTATGCAAAACGTCTTCGTACTCATCTTTTATTTTTTCGAGCTTCATATCGGCATTAAATACCGACTCTCTTTTCTCAATTAAGATTGTTTCTGATTTTTCAAGCTCAATCCTTTTTCTATGTAGTAAATCGATCGTTTTAAGCGTTGATTTCATTGCTTCTTGTTTGTCCATGTCAAAGTTTAAAAACTATGAATTATCTGTTGCTATTGCTCTCATTGTTACTGAACCTGCTGTACGAGTCATCTTTACACCAAACCAAGTAATAGCATTAACGTTGAGACCATAAGCCTTAATAGCTGTGTCTGTGGTTAGTGTAAGTCCAGTTGTACCTGCTACTTGCGCATCGTCGTTTCTGTCTTTTGCTTCTACCGCAAAGTATGTATTTGTTACAGATGCTGCTACGTCTAGATCAGGTGCATCTTCTGAGATTGAAGCATAAAACTCAATCGTACCTGAAAACCCAGTCGTAACTAGATCTAAAATTTGGTTTACCTTACCTCTTGTAGAAAACATAGTTGAGTTAGCAGTAAGGACTGCCTCATCAAGCACTGATACGAACTTTTCGCTTCTGGATCTAACATTACTCATATTATTTAATATTAATGATTAAACTTTGTTTAAATATTCATCTCAACCCTCCTTGGAGAGCTGAGTGAAAATTTAATTTTCCTTTTTTTCTTCCTTTTTAGCTTTCTTGGGTTTTTTCTCAGCCTTTTTTTCTTTTAGGTGAGCGAATTCATCGATTCCAAGTTCAGCTAGATCAGAATTAATTGTGTAGTCCATATTCTAAGTTAATTATTAATTAGGCTGTTACAGATACACCAGAAGTTGCAAACGTAGGTACTGCACCATCAACATAGATACCAACAGAGGCTTGAGCCATTACTGTGTGGTCTACAGATGAACAATTCTTTAGAAGAACTGAACCTTGTGTTTGAGCTGCACCAAATCCGACTGCATGAGCAGGAGTTCCAGCTGATGAAACATTATTAACAAAAGTACAATCTTTCATTAGTAGCATACGTTCTACGTCTGTAGCGTTAGCACCGTAAACTGCAACGTGTTCTGTACCACCTGATTTAGATAGGAAGATACAGTTCTCGAAGTAAGTATCACGACATTTCTTACCTGATAGCGTAGCTGTAAGTAGAACATTAGGGCGAATTTTACCTGTTTCAATAATGTTAGCTGATGATCCGAAAGTACAGTTGTAGAACTGTGGTGAATCACCATTGTGTAGGAATTCTGCTGCTGCTGTTTCGTCTAGGTCTGTTGACTTGTAGAATTCACAGTTGAAGAAACGAGAGAACTCACCACCGTCTGCAAAGCCATAAAGACTTTCAGCAATAGTAGAGCCGTTCATTACTTTGATGTTTGAGAATGTGTTACGTACACCAGTATTCTGAATAGTAGCAATGTTTGTTGCTCCTGTAGTTCCTGAAAATGAAATTTTAGCACCTTGACCGTAGTGACCAGCTGGTCCATTAAGACCAACAATGTGAACACGATTTTTAGTGATGTCAATCATAGATGTCTCTACAACAGTCGAGTTACCATCAACAAGAACTATGTCGTTATTGTTAGTAATACAATGATCTAAAGCTGTGCTAAGAGTTTTAAACGCTCTCTTGGTTTTCTTGCCAGAGTTATCGTCTGAACCATTAGCATAGTCAACAAACCAAACATTGCCAAATGTAGCAGGAACGCCACCACCGACAACAGGCACACCGTAAGATGATAACCCGTTTGGATAATTAGAAGCCATTTTAATTTAGTTTAATAAGTAAGTGGGGGGAATTTCACCCCCCTATTTTTTTAGAGTTTATGCTGCTCCTGAACTTCCGATAATTCCTTGATATGAAACCGCACCATAAACATTTCTAAATTCAGCTTTATACTTTGAAACAAAATTTTCAGAGTATTCAAAAGGAGTATAGAAAGTTTCAATAGGTTTGCGAACCCAACGGTTTATTTTGTGGTTTTTACCTAGAACGAACCAAGCTGTGTCTGAACCATTAGAATTTGCTCCGATATGAGGGCTTTGCACAACTTTAAGGTTATACTTTGCAGAAATAGCGTTTAGGTTGTTTTCTGCTGTGTCTGACTTGAGAACAGACTCTGTAATTTCACAAGCGTATTTAAACAATTTGCTTGGAACTAACAGAGTTTTAGCTTCTGTTCCTACAACGTCACCTGCTTGGTCTTTTTGTTCTGCAAGCATAACGATAGCATCGTTTAGAGATGCTTCATCAAGAGCAGAAGTCAAAAGATTATCAATAGTATCACCATTGATATTTTCATGGGAATTAGAACAAAGAGCAACTCCATCATTCGTAGTAGTAGTTGTAAAAGCATTACGATAGATACCAAAGCCACCAATTGTATCTGTTAGGTGACCCTTGTAAGCGTAATCTTTTACCATTTCGTTAATTGTACCCCACATTTCATCATCCATGAATTGTTTTGAGATAGGTAGAGCTTGTGCATGGTTTTTAATAGAGAAAGTTCTCTGTTGACCTGATAGAGGAGTTCCTTCAGCCAAGTCACCCAATTCAGGGCGATCAGACCAAAGACCTGCATCTTTCATAATTTCTGTGATTACAGCGGAATTATCTGCTGTACGTTGACGGAATACTGCTTCCATCGTGACATCTGCCATCATTGGACCAGAAGCCATTTCGTATTCTGGGTAAAACACCTCATCAAGAGCTGTTTTAACTAGATTCGGGTTTAAACCTGATGTTAGACCAGACATAATAAGTTAGTTAGATAATAAAATTAGTAAGAAGAACCCTGCTCGGAAGCATAGTTCTTTAGAATGAAGTCGACAGTTCCTTTATCTGAATTATAGCCTGTAATAATAAGACCATGAACATTAGGGTCGTCACCTTCGTTTTCGTCGATAGTGTAATCAGTACCGTCCCAATCAAAAGTAACAGCGCCTTGAAGAATACCTGCTGCTAGATTGTCTGAGTCGTTAGCTTTACATTGCATAACTGTTTTACCAGGAATAACCATTTGAACCTCTACTTCACCATCAACTGTTGAAGTTTCTGTAGAGTTCTTTGTAGCAAGACCCCACATAGTTGTACCTGCTGCGTTTGTAGGACCACCGTCTGCAACGTGTTCTACAACATTAGCTGCTCCTGCAACCTTTCCTACTGGTTCACCAACATAGATTTGTGTATCAGAAGAAGTAGTACGGTCATCAACATCGAATGTTAAAACCTGACCACCTCCTGATAAAATTCGGACATCATTGAGTGCCATTTTAGCAAAAATTAAATAAATAAAGTTTCGCTCAATAGCAATTTGGGTTTATTCAACACCGAACGCCTTGAGCATTTTTTTCTCTCTGGCGTTTGCATTCTTTAATAATGATTTCTTATTTTCAGAAGAACCGCCAACCTTTTGCGACCTTAGCCCAAATGATTCGTCTTCTGCCTTTGTAGAGATGTCATAGAGTTTGCGTACACTATTACACGCTTGGGCATGTGTTTTACCACCTGCAACCAGAGCAGCGTAATTTGATTCAGCATCATCTTTGCTATCTTTTTCAACCTTAGAAACGATCGCTTTGAGTTCTTGTCGCTCCTCAACACGTTGTGCAATCGCTTCATCATTGTTTGTTTTTTGTGACTCATCTTTAGAGAAGTTTAGTTTAGATAACCTTTCTTGGACTTCGTCCTTTACGGAGTTATCTAATTCTTCAATAGATTTGTCACCCTTAATAACAGCAAGAGTAGCGGCATCAATCATGCCTTGGAACACACTCTCACGATGTTTATCTTTTTCAATTTGTTTTTCGGAGAGTGTAGATTCGTCTTTTTTAGACGTACCGTCCACTTGCTCCTTGTCTTCAACATTTTTGTTGTCGACGGAAGGTTCGTTAGACATATATATAAATTAAATGAACAAACCCGCCTTACGGCAGGATTGATGCTCTAAACAGTGGTGACAATTTAGAGCGTCAATTCTGACGCTTTCACCACTTTGAATTTTAACTCTATATGCATTATATTCTTGATACTTTTTTTGTCAAATCTTTCTTTAAGCCTACGACATTCTTTTTGTCTTTTTTAATGTTTCTTACTCTTGATACTTCTTCACTCTCGCACATTGCCATTACATTACCGATAGCTGATAGACCTTCTCTAAATCCTTTTTCGTATTCTTTAGTCTTAAAGCCGTCAATCATTCTTTGTATCAATACTGCTTTTTCTATATTAGCGTAATATTCTTTATTGTCTCTCCAAAAGGTAGCCCAAAATTCACTCTTACCAAGTGTCATCTTGTTACCAATAGTATTAAACCGTAGGCATTTGCGAAGAAAGTCCAGAAGACTGTTGAGCATTGTTTAGTGAGTTAATTAAACTAGATTGTGATGATTGCTGTTGAGAGGTCTTAGAGGCGATAGGGCTTTCCTGCATAGGTTGTGTCGGCTCTAACTCTTGTGAGAGTGCATCAAAGCCTAGTGTTGCTAGTCCTTCCTTTTGAAGCTCTACTTGTTTGGGTGTTCCTGCGGCATAGTTTAGACCTGCGTTAATCTTAGAAAGCTTATAGTCAACATTCTCCCAAGCTGAGAAGTCTTCTAGGAAGTAGATTTTATTCTTTTTTATGTAGTCGGATACCATTCCCATAGTTATGTTTGGTAGATCTGCTTCTTCCCCTTCTGGTGCATTATCTTGAACAAACTTTTTTATTTCTTCTCTTGATGAGCCTGATTGCTCCATTGCTGCTACAGTCTGGATTATATCTTCTGTCATTTCTTTCATTTTTATCTTAGTGTTTGTGCAAAGAGGTGTTTCATTCTTAGAGGTGATGTTCTTTTTTATGAAGTCAATAATTACCTTACGAATAAATACGGAAGCACCTGCGTTAATCTTTACTACGTGGTTTGCTAGTCTGTTTTTGTTTCTTTCTTCTGCTACAACTACTGTTGCTCTTTCACTTGAAGGATAGTTAATGTCTGTAATTCCGATACCTCCTTGTCTTACGAGGTCAATATCATCTGCTTTCATACGTTCAAACTCTTGTGTAAGAGGTGCTGTTCTAAAGTCACCCATCTGCACGTCTTCATCTTGATTAAGCTGAACATAAGCATCTTCTCCCATAGCTACTAACTGTCTTGCTGTGTCTACGTCATTTTGGAAGGCTGCATGTCTTTCTGCCCTCATCTTAACAAACTTATCAGGATTAATGTTCTGGTCTGCATATCTATGTGCCATATTACGACGTGTAGCATCGTTCTTAGCTATTTTACCAAACTTATGATAAAGACCCTTAGAATAAAGAGAACCCATCACAGGAAAGCACCTTAGCATTTCTACTGGTGCATAATTCATACCATCTAGTTTAAATGGATAGTCTGGTAGCTTTGGGTCTTTGTCGTCGTATTCTTCTACAATAGCAGATGTCTTGCCTACAACTACTTTGAATATACCTTTAGGCACATTGTAGTAATAACCTCGCTCTGCCATATTGTTCTTTTCAAATGTTTCTTCGTCTTGGCTTTGTATCTTTCTGTCATATGTTGTAAATGGAAGTCTTCCGCTGTCAAACTCTTCTCCTGTTAGTCCTCCTTTTTTCTTTCCTGGTGGGAACATGTCTAAAATCTCATCGTAAGAATCTTCAAAGATAAGCATTACTTCGTTTGCTTCTGCGTTTCCGTTGTAATCACGAATTCGAGTAGCATTAGACGAAAAATAAGCCTGTGTTAGCCTTACTGCTTGAAATTTGATAGGCACTCCTTGTTTAATCTCTCTATCTGATGGTTTACCCCACCAAAGAACACATTGTCCTAGTAAAGCCCAAGATAAAGCTCCCTTGTCATCATCTCGTATCATAGAGGTTAGTCCTGATGATTGCTCTGCTTGTGTGATTGCATCTCTTACTATTTGTCTATATGCAGGTGTTGAGCCAGGTATTCTAATTATGTATTCAGCTAGGTTTAGGCTGTCGATTAAACGCTGAACAATGTCAGTAAGCATTACTGGATTGTATAGATCGACTGCATTTTCTTCATCTGAAAAGCAACTTGTATACATTTCTTTGCCATTCTGCCAACTGTCAATCTCTTCACTCATAACATTAAAAGAGTCACTTAAAAAGTTACCCATTCTCTGAACAATCTCATCATGTGAATCATTCTTTGGGTTATCTGAGGGCTTAGTGAATATTTTTTCGTCCAATATACAGATGTTAAATTATTCACCACTAACTATATTTTAGTCATAGAATGTCGTCTGTCAAGTTTCATTCTTGAATTTCTTAACTTTTCCTGCAAAACACCGGAGCTTTCAGTTCCTCCTGTTCCTCGTTCTTCCCACACTATTACTGCTTGGCTTAGTGCGTCTATAATATCATCATGCCTATTGGCTGGAAACTTAAGTATCTGCTCTTGTAGCTTTGTGAAGTGTTTGTCTTGGTGATCGTTTCTTAGGTAGAGAGCATGGCGGTTAAACAAAGGCTCAAGTGAGAATTTTATCTTGTCTTCTTTCTTACCTTTACCTCTTGGAGAGAATGGTAGTAATGTGTAGAACTTTCCTTGTTCACGCATAAATGCTTCAAGACCACGCATAAAGTCTTGCTGCTTGTTTGATATTGATACTTCTTCTACGGTTATATGATCGAGAGTCCACTCCTTCCACTTCTCAGCTAGTGAAACAATATAGCTCCATGATTCGCTAGGTAGTAGTGGTTCAGCAAGGCACTCTAGCACGTATATTTCTTTTGTTTGCTTGTGTCTAGCAGTTACTACTATTCCAGTATCATCGCTATTGTCTCTTGTAGAAAAGGCAGGGTCTACGCTTATAGATACTGTGAAGTCTTCTTTCTTTAGGTCTGATAATGCAAAGTATCTAAAGTCTTCTTGCTTGAATATATTACCAGTAGATGCTATAGGGTCTTGCATATATAAAGCCGCCCAATCTCTTGGGCTAACAGACTGTTGCTTATCTTCAAAATATGGAAGTCCAAGTCTTTTTGAGCAAGGAATACCCTTTTCGCTTATAGCTGGTATTGATATTACTTTCCATTTCTCTGGTTCTAACTCTAAGATGCGTCCAGCTAAGTCGTCTGTGTTCCAGCGAGTCATCATCATAATAATTGCTGAGTCTATATCTTTTTGACGAGAATAGAATGTCGATGTGTACCAGTTCCAAGCAGTATCTCTAATAGTTAAAGACTCTGCATCTTCACGATCTTTGACTGGGTCGTCGATAATTCCTATATCAAAACGCCTTCCTGATAATCCTCCACCTATACCAACAGCATAATATCCAGCTCCTGTGCTTATAATATCTTCTTTACCGTTTTTAGTTATTCTTTTACCAGTTTCCCAATTACCACCTTCCTTTTTATCATCTGATAGTATGAAGTCTGGAAACACATTTGCATATTCTTGTGTCTTTGTAATCTGCAAGGACTCTCTGCTAAACTTCTTAGCTAGGTCTGCTCCATAAGAACAACAAGAAACTTTTTTTAATGGGTCGTTACCTAATACAAACAACGGGAATAGCTTTGAGATAAGCTCAGTCTTGCCTACTCCCGGTGGCATATTTACCATAAGCCTTTTAATCTCACCAGACATCACTTTACGAAGTGCATCTAGTAGTTCTACATGGAAATCTTCAAATACATAGTCTTTATTTATGTATTTTATAAAATCTTTTAAATCTCTACTCGCTAGATCCCTTTCGTGCAATTCTAGATCTAAGATCTCCAATTCTTGTTCGGAGTTGTTCATCTGTTAAGTCTTGTGGTGTATAAATACTTTCACCTTTTGAGGTTATGTCTTGTTCTATCTTGTCTTTCCAGTTGAAATTCTTTAGTGCAAATATAGTTCCGCTTCTGCCTGATTTCTTTAAATCTATCTCGTAACCATTCTCCACTTTGAGCTTTGCTTTTTTAACTGTGTTGGAATACTCATCCTTATCTTCGTAGTCACATAATACACTTCTAAAAGTATCAAGAGCTAATGCTAGTCCTGTGATAGTCCATTCGTCCTTTGGGGTTTCATCAAAGTATAGGTCTATCTTGTCTTGTAGTTCTTCTACTGTTTTGAATTTTAGTGGTCTTCCTCCGGGGTGTGCCATAGTTTTATTTTTTAATCCAATCTCTTGGTTTATCTTGAAATATAAATCTTAGTATTGGTGATAGTATGTAAAAATCTATTTTACAGGCAAATTTTCTTTTTATTCTTTTGCCTAGTGGGTTATAGTAGTATTTATATGTTTCTGGACATTGTCCATCTATACCAACAAAGAGTCTAATCTTGTGCTTTAGCGTAAGTTCTATCTTTTTCATTAGTTTACATTAATTCTTTTTCTGATTCTTTTACTATGTCATCACACCAAGAGTAATCTTTCTTTGAGTTTGTTTTATATGTCTTTCCACATAGTCCTTTTCCTTTAAGCACAAAGAATGGAGTTACCTTTACTTCTTTTGGTGGGTGACAGTTAGGACATTCATCTTCGTATATGACTTTTTGTGTGGGGGTGAATTCTTTGCCACACTTACTACACTTGTTCATCTATGTAATCAATTACTGCTTTTTTTGCGAAGGCTGCGATTGTTTGTGCTTCAACTATTGTCTTTTTAATATCTTCTAGGTCTTCTTTTTTTAGTTCTACTTCTTTACCTTTGTTGATTTCTCTTGCTATTTCTACCATATCTAAGTTTTTTGTACCTCCATAAAGAAGATTTGCTACTAACTTGTGCAAATCATGTTTTTCAATCTTCTTACCTTCAATATCTTTGAGTTCTACTTTTGAAAAGTTTAGTTTCATTTTTATATAAATTATTTATAAGTAATCGTTCAGCCTCAAAGTCTTCTAAATTTATTGTCGGGTCTTCTAGTATTGTTTCGGTTGTACTTAGGTTTGCAAAGCATATTGATTCTCTACACTTAGGGCAATGATAAGAATTTTTACCTTCGTACAATTCACCGCATCGTTTGCATTTCTTTTTCATATTTATCTGGCTACTATACTAATGATACATGGCAAACATGAAAAGTCAATATCTAGTTTTTATTTTCTCATAGTGTTATTCGTTAACGATTTTAATATTAACCTCCGATACTTCATTCTTCTTGTCGTCCTTCCATCTTATGAATCCATCTGTTGTGTCTTCTGGTTTCATACCAGTAACATTAGCGAGCATCTTGTGTGTTTTTATGTACTGACTAAGACAGTCACAAAAGTCATCAATGCTTTGGTCATCATCGGGCAATTGGGCTAATGCCCCTATTAGTGTTCCAATTTTGTACTCTTTCATAGTATTATTTTATTATTGCTTCTAGCATGCTGTTACGTATTATATTTTACTATTTCTAGTTTCATTTGTATGTGTTCTTTGATTAGTTCTGGTAAATTCCACCGCTCACAATATATTTCGTCTAGACGGTTGTTTTCAATTATGATTTGTTTTTCGTTTTCTGTCATTGTTTAGTTTTATAGTGTTCTATCATTATGCTTTTATTACAGCCAAAGGAGTAAGTTCTACTAATATGCTAACGAGGTCTTCTTGGTTTTTCATTACCTCTCCTATTGGTTTATATGCTCCTGTTGCTTCATCCAAATCATCTACTCCACGAAGAGAATGAATAATCCCCTGATAGTCTAACTTCTTTTGTTCTTCTTCTAAATTTAATTCTCTTTGTGCTTGCTTTCTTCCCATACATCTACCTGCACCATGAGAGCAAGAATTGAAACTATCTGGATTACCTTTGCCCTCTACAATATACGATTTGGTACCCTGTGAGCCAGGTATAATTCCTATTGTACCCTCTCTAGCTAGAGTAGCACCCTTGCGATGAACCATTACATTACTTCCAAAGTGATTCTCCATCTTTGCATAGTTATGGGCAATGTTTATCATTGGCTCAAATTTTATTTTGCTATCTCCATAAAACTCAAATGGTCTCATTATTTTATCCATCATCAATTTTCTGTTTGCGAGAGCAAATTCAACACAATAATTCATTTCCTTTAAATAAGATTTTCCCACATCGCTGTCCATTGGGAGAAAGGCTAGTTCTTGTTTCTTGGGAATAGAGGAATACCACTTTTCATTTAATTCAACTGCAACCTTATTGTAATAATCTGCCACTTGCTTTCCTAGGTTGCGAGAACCAGAATGTATCATAATCCAAATATATCCATCTGAACCTTTTTGAATTTCTATAAAATGATTACCGCCACCAAGAGTTCCAAGTTGTTTCAATGCTCGTTCGTATTGTTCATATACGACTGGTAGCTCATCCTGAAAACAATCTTTTTCATACTTTTCAATGCTTGGCATTAGATATTCTTCTTGCTTTTCTGCTTGGTGATTAAACCCAACAGGAATAACTTTTCTAATCTCACTCATTATCTTTTTAAGTGTATCCGTGTCTATGTCGGTCATAGAGGTTTTAACGGCACACATACCACAGCCAATGTCTACACCGACAATTGAAGGTATTACTACATCTTTTGTAGCTAGCACAGTTCCTATAGGACAACCAAATCCAGCGTGATTATCAGGCATAATTGCCACGTGTTTAAAGACGAATGGTAGTTCTGCTAGATTCTTTATTTGTTCCATAGTAGAATCTTCTACTTTATCGCTCCAAATTTTTACTAAACTCTTTCCTTCATTGTAATAAATCATATTTTTATTTTTAATAGCACAAATTTCTTCATATTGAAGTGATGGACTCTCACACCAAACCTTCATTTTTTCTAATTCACTACAAAATTCTTCGATTTGTTTTTGTCTTGGAGCATACATATTCCCATCTTTTTTTGTCTGAGAAATGCCAATTAAAAAGCTCTTAAAATCATAAACTCCTTCACTTATAAGCCTTCTTTTTCCGCCCCAAGATATAAACTGTTTATACATTATTTCGTTTTTCATAGATTATTATTTATTAATATTTACTAAATTCTTCTGCCCACTTTAGCATTTGTTTTCCTGTGGGATTTTTGTTTAGATTAGCTTTGTATTCTTTTGCTCTGTTTTTTACGGATATTATAATATCTTGGTTATATTGCTTTAATACATCTGCTGTTTTTCTTAAATCTGGGTAGACTCTTAATACTTCGTAGGTGTTTACTATAGCATTACCTATCCTAATAAATTTCTTATCGTTTAGATCTGTGTAGAACTGGTCTATCCTTTCACTTAGGATATAATGAGTTGTTCCATTCTTTAATTCTACAACATAGTGTTCTTCGTGTTTAGTAAGTTGCGTTGTCATTTTTTAGGTTTTTAGTTTTTAAAATTATTTCCTGCCAGTTGTAAAATAAGTGTTTTGGGTCGTTGCATTTCGTTGAGTGCCAGTTGTCTTTTAGTGCCAGCGAGGCTTTAACTATATTTTCAGCGAGTACAACCTCATCTTTATCTTTGTATTCTTTCTTCAAAGCCTTTAGAAAATTTGAAGCATACTGTCGTGACTGTTTACCAGCGACAGGAGAAAGTCCAGTTAGCTGTTTAATTGTTTCATAAAATTTATTTATTTTCTCATTGCCGTATTTTTTAGGCGTAACTATTACTTCGTTAGAAGTAATATTCTTTACTTTACTTTCCTTTACTTTACTTTCCTTTATAGCATTGCTTTTGCATTTTTTTTGCAATGCATTTGCACCCTGTTGTTTCCACCTTGTATTAGCGGCTTTTTGGCGTTTTTTTGAAATTGACTTTCGACTGTTTAGACGACGCAACACCGATGCACTTTTGATTTGCATACCATGCAAAGTGAATAAATTAAAATCATTTATTACACTTTCAACTAACCCCTCATCCACATGCAATTCATAAGCAATGCGTTTGCAGTCATACCCTAAACTTCCCTCGTTTTGGTAGAGGTCTTCTATAATACACCAAAAGACTCCGTAGCCCTCCATACCCTTTTTATATACCAGGTTTTTTATCTTCTCATCATCACGAGCATTGTAGTCGTGTGAGAAGTACCATGTTTCTTTCATTGTGCGTGTTGGTTAAAATTTACTCAAATGAACGACTAACAAAAAGCCCAACACGCAAATGTAATGCTAGTGCTAGTCGCTCGTTTGAAGAAATTAAAACTCATGTTGCGTGTTGATTAAGCGTTCTTACACTACTCCCTATAAAAAGAATGTCAAATGTTTTCTATATATAAGAAAAAACCCCTCCGTAGTAGAGGGGTATAGAGCAAGTGGTGTGGCTTAGGCTATGCGAGCCGAGCGTGGAAGCCCCACTTAGTCTTGATTGGTCATCGTAGTGGCTCTTGACGCCACATCTCTCTCCATTATAGCAACAAGTCGAGGTATTAACCCCTGTCTGGCTAGGAGAACGCATTACTTATGCTATACGATGATGATTAAATTTCATAAATCTTTATTTCAACTTCATTAAGCTCGCTGTCTTTCTTCTCCATTATTATACGCTTTATCTTTTCATCTTTAAAGCCTGGTATTATTTTTTCTATGAAGTCACTGGTACACTTCTCTCTATTGGAAGTATCTATACGCTTTATATTTCCATTCTTGCACCATATAGGCATGTAGTAGGTGTAATCAGCCTCTAGCCACTCATTACCCTCTAACTCGTACTTAGGCTGCGTTAGACAGGCTTCGTATGCTTCTTTCTCCCACTCCTTATATTTTTTTGTTTTAACTCTTCCAACTCCAGCAACATTACAATACGCAGCATTAACACTAGGAGGGAGTGGCAAGGTCAGCGTAATACAGTTTGCTTTCTTCATCTAACTCGTTTAACTTATGAGGATTTTGCTGTATATATCTTATAACGAAGTTATCATGGTGGCAACGTAAATCTTCTACTGTGTATTCACCTGTATGGGCTTTTTCATGTTCAGAGTGTGTAAGTGCTATTAAGTTCATCAAAACGTTTGTACCCCCCATAGAACGATATTTTAAGTGGTGTATTCCTCCTGATGCGTGCTGTCCACTTAACTCGCTTCTTTGCCAGTCCTGCTCACCCAGTTCAAAGAACTTACAATATATTTTAGTGTGGTTCATATATATACTCTACCATATTTTTAATAGTTCTTAACATCTTTTACTTGACTATAGTATTTTATTCATATATTATGTTTGTGCTTAATCAATACTTTATGAACTTACCAACACAAGACGGCTTCAATAGCCTAGACTCATCACTACGTCTTTATATCATTTTAAGAATGAATGGTGTTGAGGGTACAGATATGAAGAAGCTCTTTACACAAGTAACACTTTACAGAGTATTAAAAAGATACAAACTTTTAGAAGATAAATTTAAACTATGAAATCACTCGTACCAGAAGAAGATAGAGATGACATGTATAAGATGTGGCTAGAAGGCTATGAGTTCCAAGCAATAGCAGACAAGTATGAAACATACCGGCAGAAGACAAGAGCAATCATCCTAGCACTAAAGCCAAACATGAAAGACTCCAAGACCCACAGTATAAACAAAGTAAAACTTAAATTTAATAAATAACACTATAAAAAAATATGAAAAAGCACTTAAATCATTAATTTAAACATTTTAATAAATGAGAAGACAACTATACGAAAAAGATGGTGCTATATATGACAACTCTTGGGGTGGTGTAACTGTTTACTTTCGTAGTAATGGAAAACTCTATTTTAATAACTACGTTAAGACAACTAAGTTTAAAACAGAAAGTAAAATACCAGACGTAAGAATAGTTGATAAACCAGAAGACATACTAAAAGGCTGTAAACCTATAAACGGCATTAACGCAAACAATATATTATTTAATAAATAACACTATGAAAAATATTAAAAAACTAACTAAAAAACAAAAAGCAACTATTCCTATGTGGCGAGATAAATGGATAGAGATTGGGCTTAAAACAGGTGAAACAGATTGGGATACATTCGAGAAATATATTCCTGTTTGTTATGAAAAAGCAGGATTAAAATTTCCTAATAAAATTATTAGGGTTCAATCTCCTGTTGTTGGAGCTTTCGCTGCATCAATGGCTGGAAAAATATTAAATAACGGTGCGGTTGGTGGTGAGGTTAGTGGTGCGGTTGGTGATGAGGTTAGTGGTGCGGTTGGTGATGCGGTTGATGGTGCGGTTAGTGGTGCGGTTAGTGATGCTGTTCGAGGATGCGGTTAGTGATGGGTTGATGATGCGGTTGGTAATGCGGTTAGGTATTGCGGTTAAGTGGTGACGGTTGGTGGTGAGGTTCATGATGCGGTTCATAATGCAGTTGGTGTTGAGGTTGAGGATGCGGTTGATGGTGCGGTTGGTGATGCGGTTGGTGATGCGGTTCGTGATGCGGTTCGTG